CTAAGTATTCCTTTTAGAATTTATGGATTTACAGATAATTATACAAGCGAAAACACATTCTTTGGTAAAGAAAATATGCAAGAGGCACAGACTGTAGCAAAATTTTCAAAAAACCCCGGGGAAATTAATGCAAATTTTACTAGAAATTTTCATTTGAAAGAGTATCTAAGTAATGAAATGACGATGAGGGAATTTGTAGATTCTGTAAAAAATTGGTTATTGTTATCTACATATTATGGGTCATCTAGTAATTATATCTGTCAAACCGAAACACTATCAAATACACCATTACAAGAAACAATATTTTCTGCAATTTCTATGGTGCCTACATTCAAAGCAACATATAAATTAGATATTGTTAATACCATATTTTTAACAGACGGCGAGGCAAGCGAACACAATACGTATCTAGATGAAAGTTTACAATCCAAGCCTGTAAGTGTATGGTCAAATGTTGTATACCACATAAAACATAAAAAAACAGGAAAAGAATTTAAGTATAAAAGGCATGTAGATAAAGGTAAATTAACTAACGTATATATGCAAATGCTTAAAGAAATTACAAACACAAAGGTTGTTGGTTTCTTTATTTTATCTGATCATGTGTCAATTAAGCGCGGGATTGTTGAAGCAGCAAAAGTAAATGGAACTTGGGTTGATGAACTAGATTTAGCAGTAAAAATTGCTAAAAAAGAAAAAGTTTATAATTTACATTCAATTGGATATGATGCAAATTTTATTGTGCCATCACTTGATATTATAGACAATGAGCTTAAAATTGAATCAGAACAAACTAAAACTACAATACGAAATGCTTTTCTAAAACTTAGAAAAAGTAAAAATTCTAGTAGAGTTTTGTTGAACAAATTTATTGAAAAAATTGCTTGATTATTTGCATTTAATACGTTAAAATATAATTTTATTATGAGGATCCAAACCATGGAAAACAATGTGCCAGAACTAGCAGGTTCCGTAATCCCACTTCGCCAGAAGAAAATGGCTTCTACATATGATTCTCCGATTCCATCTAAAAATTCTAATTATGTACCATTTGGATTTTTTCGAGACTTGGAATCTGTAGTTAAATCTAAAAAATTCTATCCTGTTTTTATTACTGGGTTATCTGGTAATGGTAAAACTACAATGGTAGAACAAGTATGCGCTAAACTTCAGCGAGAGTGTTTTCGTGTAAATGTTTCTATTGAAACTGATGAGGATGATCTTATCGGTGGCAATACTCTTATTGATGGTAATATTGTTTTCCGTGAAGGCCCTGTACTTATTGCAATGCGTCGTGGCGCCATTCTATTAATTGATGAAATTGATCGAGGATCGAATAAACTAATGTGTTTGCAGAGTATCTTAGAAGGCAAGCCATATTTCAATAAGAAAACTGGGGATATTGTTTATCCTACCGAAGGGTTTAATGTTATTGCCACTGCAAATACTAAAGGCAAGGGCAACGAAGATGGTAGGTTCATTGCTGCACAAATTCTTGATGAAGCATTTCTTGAACGTTTTCCAATTACTGTCGAGCAAGAATATCCGTCCAATAGCATTGAGAAAAAAATTATTCTAAATACTATGGCTAAATTTGACATTAATGATGAGGTATTTGCTCAAGAGTTGATTAAATGGGCAGATGTAATTCGGTCAACCTTTGATGAAGGCGGTATTGATGAAATTATTAGCACACGTCGCCTAATTCATATTGTTGAGGCATATTCTATCTTTAAAGATAAGAAACAGGCAATTGAATTGTGTATTAATAGGTTTGATGCAGATACTAAGATGGCATTTCTAGATTTGTTTGAAAAAATGAATGCACCAACTACAGAAAAAGTTGATGCATCTGCAGCAGAAGGTATTTAATTCTAAAGGTTACTATGATTAAAAAAATTTTTGCTGGACTTGAAAAAGGTTCGGCTAAGTGGTCGGGATATTTTGATGTATACGAAAAGCATCTTAAAAAATTTATAGGCAAATCACCTAAAATAATTGAGATTGGTATTTTTGATGGCGGTTCGTTAGAATTGTGGGAAAAATATTTTGGAAACGATTCTCAAATATTTGGAATTGATATTAGCGAACAATGTCTTGCTCAAAAGCATGGTCCTAATACTAAAGTTATATTAGGCGATCAAGGTGATCCCTCATTTTGGAGTAATTTTTTAAATAAGCGAACAGGGTTTGACATTATTATAGATGATGGATCACACACAATGAGGGATCAGATCATTACTCTCGAAACATTATACCCGCATCTAAATGTGGGAGGTGTATATATTGTAGAAGATACACATACTAGTTATTGGGATGGTTGGCAAAGTAGTGGTTATGGCACTTTTTTAGAATATTCTAAAAGGATGACAGATATTGTAAATAAAGAACATTTCCGGGGGAAAACACCTGTCTCTAATAATGAATTAGACAACTATAAAAATCTATATTCTGTTACTTTTTATAATAGTATGGTTGTTTTTGAAAAAGAAGAATACAAAGAATTTGATATTGTTGACTTAACAAATAAAAGAAATCTGCATCTATTATGAAAATATTACTTTTAACTAAGCCAGATAAGGGAGAATATCTATCTGATATGGTATTACATGGTTTCAGGGAATTAGGTATAGAAATTACTGACTATCCTAGATTGTGGTATATGTATGAGAAAGATTTGACCGCTGACGGGTTTAATCCAATTGGTAATGTAAGCGGAAATGGCTTTACTGTTTTTGGTACTCTCCCTGAAGATACTTCAATTGATAGGTTAGACTTACAACAAAAAATTAAAACAACATATTATGATTTTGTAATATTTGCCCGTGCAGATTTTACATATGACTTAGAAGAATTGGTTTTTAGCCATTATCCCACAAATAAGATAATTTGGTTAGATGGCCATGATGTACAACAATTATTTTCTCATAGACTAGGAAAAGGAATTTATTTCAAACGGGAAAAAGTTGATACATCAAATACATTCCCTATTTCCTTTGCTATTCCAGAGAAAAAAATTCTCTTGTATGAAGAAGAAAAAACAAAAAATGTCTCTGATATTGTTCCAGGACAAACGACTTTAGGCACATACAAATTTCTAACTGAAGAATCCTACTATAAAGAATATGCAAAAAGTTATCTTGCCCTGACAATGAAAAAAAGCGGTTGGGATTGTATGCGGCATTATGAAATAATTGCAAATGGTTGTGTACCGGTATTTCTTGATATTGAACATTGCCCGCAGCTAACCATGACTAACTTACCTAAAAATAGGTTAAAGGAAGTTCTAGATATTGTAAAACAGCCCAATGGCACCGATAAATTTATTTCCGATAAATCTGCATACATGGAATATAGATCTTTCTTTTTAGATCATTTAAAAAATAATTGCACCACAAAAGATATGGCAAAGTATATTTTAGATGTAGCTAATTATATATATAAATAAATAAAAGGCTTATTATGAAAAGTTATGCACAATTGAATCAAGATTTGTGGGTATTAAACCACACCAACAATAAACGTAATGGTTATTTTGTGGACTTTGGGGCAACGAATGGCAAGGATATCAATAATACTTTTCTTTTAGAAAAAGAATTTGATTGGACAGGTATCGTTTGTGAACCAAATATTTCATATCACAATGATCTAAAAATTAATAGATCCTGTAACATAGATACAAGGTGTGTGTATTCTATGTCTGGCACTTTGGTAAAATTTTTGGATGTACTTGAATGTGGGGAATTATCAGGTATAGAAAAACACGCATTCAAAGATGAGCATTCACAAAAAAGAACGAATAATAGGAATTATTTAGTCGAAACTATTTCATTAAATGATCTTTTAGAATGCTATAATGCCCCAAAAGATATAGATTATATGTCAATAGATACTGAGGGTAGTGAATTTGAAATAATTGCAAATTTTGATTTTACTAAATATAATATTAAATTGATAACAATTGAGCACAATTGGACAAGTGATAGAGAAAAAATATATAATCTATTGACATCTTTTGGTTACAAAAGAGTGGATGAACATCTAAGTCGATGGGATGATTGGTATGTAAAGGGTTAATTTTATGAATGAAAAAATTAGAATTGGTTTTATTGATTTTATACCACCTTTAGAAAAATTTTTTACCACAGTATTGTCAGTTAGATATGATGTTGAGATTGATAACCAAAATCCTCAATTTTTATTTTTTTCGGTAGAGGATTTTGGTAGAAACAATCGAATATTTGATAGTAGATCTGATGTTGTTAAAATATTATATACCGGTGAAAATCGTAGACCTGAGAATTATAATTGCCACTATGCTATAACTTTTGACCACAATTATAACAAATGGCATTATCGCCTTCCATTATATGTTATTAGTAATTTTACATACAAGTATTATGAGGGATATGAGGAATATCCTTTAAATTATTTACTAACTCCGAGAAATCGAAATAGTGAAAAGGAATATTTTGCCGGTTTTGTAGTTAAAAACGGCGGGCAAGATATCAGAAATAGATTTTTTCATTATTTAAATTCATATAAACCGGTTGCTAGTGGTGGACCGTTATTCAATAATATCGGGCATGTATTGCCAGATATCAGATCTAAAATTCAATTTTTTAATAAATGTAAATTTGCAATTTGTTTTGAAAATGGATCATATCCTGGTTATGCTACAGAAAAATTGTATGAGACATTAATGTCTAATGCAATTCCAATCTATTGGGGTAGTCCAACTATAGATAGAGACTTTAATCCCAATGCATTTCTAGATTTAAATAAATTCGGCGGAGATTTTGAAAAATTACTTAATGCAATTAAAGAAATAGACAATAATGATGAACTATATCAAAAAATGTTAAATGAGCCTGCATTCACTTGTAATTTGCCAAATGAATGTATGATATATGACAATTTTTTAAATTGGTTTGATTCAATAGTTTTTAAGAAAAAATACATGAGATGAGGAATAGTATGAAAGATTTTACACAAATTTATGTTTCTGGTAAAGGTATTCCCGAATACATTAATAATTTAGGTAAAGATTTAATAGGATTAGAACTGGGTGTTTGGACGGGTGAAAATTTTTGCTATCTGTTACAAAGTTGCCCTAATATAAAAACCTTGTATGGTATTGATCCGTATAAACCATATATGGATTGGAATCGTATGATAGATGAAGAATTTATAACCAATGTAAAAAATACAGCATTTGATAATATCTATAATCATACAGGCGAGTTACAAAATAAGGTACATTTCTTTGAAGATTATGCCGATAATGTATTAAATTCCATACCTGATAATAGTTTAGATTTTATTTTTATAGATGGCGATCATTCATACGAATATGCTAAAAATGATATTACTAAGTGGTGGTCTAAAGTAAAAGTTGGGGGATTATTTTCTGGACATGACTTTAGTTTACCGGGTGTCACTAAAGCATTAAAAGAGTTCAGAGAAGAAAATAATATAGCAACTCGCTACAAATTTTGTGATAATGATGTATGGCTTTGGTATAAAGAATGAGTTATCTTTTTATTATTACTTCTGCAATTAATGCTAATATAGGGCAAATTAGCAATTCAGATAGGTATTTTCAAACACTAAATACCATTAACTCTATAAGAAATAAAGTACCCAATTCAAAAATTATATTAGTAGATGCATCAACCAACGAATTGTCTAAAAAACAATTAGATACACTCTCTGAAAAACTAGATGCGGTTCTTGTTGCAGGTGAAATTCCGGTTATTAAACAATTAAGCGTAAACGGATTAAAAAGCCATGCAGAAACCGAATTAATGTTTATAGCATTTGACTTTATTAAAAAAATGGAAATAAGCGAAATAAAACGTGTATTTAAAGTATCTGGTAGATATGAATTAACTGATGATTTTAATATAGATAATTATGCAGAATTAAATGATGCATATGTTTTCAAAAAACATAGATCATCTTGGAAAAATGATGGATCAATTATATTAGATACTCGTCTATGGTCATTTTCTATTAACTTGTTAGATGAAATTGCATCTTTATATAAAGTCATTTATAATTCAATACAACAAGAAAATTTAGATATAGAACATTCTATTGCGAAACATATTAATAAAGAAAAACTTGTTGAATTTGATGTAATTGGATTGAAGGGTATTGTAGCATCTGATGGGCGAACACAGTATGATTAATGTCGGAATAATAACACCAACAACAGGTACAAAGTATTTAGAACAATGTGTAGATTCTGTTCAAAAACAAACTTATAAAAATATAAAACATTTAGTTGTCTCTGATGGAGAAGAATATTCTGCAGCAGTGTCTAGAGTAACATCAAAGTTTAATTGCACTACATTAAACTTACCGTTTAATACAGGCAAAGGTGGATATAACGGGCATAGAATATATGGTGCATCTGTATTTTTAATGGATTGTGATTACTTTTGTTTTTTAGATGAAGATAATTGGTTGGATTCTGACCATGTTGAATCATTAGTGGATTCTTTAGGAAATGCAACCTGGGCATATTCTTTAAGAAAAATCGTAGATGATACGGGAAAATATGTTTGTAATGATGATTGTGAAAGTCTCGGAAATTGGCATTCATGTCTGAATGAGAATGATTTCTTTGTAGATTTAGGATGTTTCTTTTTACCAAAAATACTAGCTATTAAATTTGCCCCAGGTTATTACAGACGTGCAAGGCATCCTAACGAACAACCTGAAATAGATAGATTATTATCTATGGGATTGATAGGCAAATATACATCAAATTGCTCGGGTAAATACACTTTAAATTATAGAGCAGGTAATCGAGTAGATTCAGTGCAAAAGGAATTTTTTATTCGCGGTAATGAATATATGAAACAAAAATATAATGGAGTTTACCCATGGAGAAAGATTTAGTCATAGGGGCATTTAATAATTTTGAATTTGAAGTATTAAAGCCATGGATTTATTCATTAAATGAATGTGGATTTACTGGTGACAAAATATTAATTGCTATAGATGTAAATAAAGAAACAATTGATAAAATAGAAGCAGCAGGAATACAGGTTCTCTCTGCAAAGAACATGGGCATTATGATACATATGATGCGATTTATCTACATCTACAATTATCTAGCAAAAACTAATGAGAAATATAGGTATGTCATAACAACAGATGTACGAGATGTTATTTTTCAGAATAATCCTTCAATTAAATTAGAAAAACTATTAACTAACGGCAAAAAACTAATTGCACCTAGTGAAGCTATTCAAATTAAGAATGAAGAGTGGAATAGAAATAATGTAGAAAAGAATTTTGGCGCATATTTCTATAATGAGATAAAAGACAATACTGTTTATAATGTGGGCACATTTGCCGGACACTCTGAGTATATAAAAGATTTATGTTTATTTTTATATCAATTATCTTTAAATAGATCAGATTGGGTAGCAGATCAAGCAGCCTTTAATTTATTATTGTCTTTCCAGCCATTTAAAGATATAACATTCTATAGTAAATTGTCTGATGGATGGGCTTGCAATGCACATGTATCAAATAAACCTGACCAAATGCATCAATTCGGTCCATATCTTTTAGAACAAAGACCAGAATTTAAAAATGGATTTGTTGTAAATAAAGATGATGAACCTTTTACTATATTACATCAATATGACCGAGTACCAGAATGGTTTAAATTTTATAGTAAAAAATATTCACAGGTGTTGACCCAAAATACAAATACTGGAACTGCGCCCAAATATGTTAAGTATGGAGATAATAATGAATGATATTAGTATTGTTACCGCATTTTTTGATATTGGTCGTGGCGATTGGACAATGGATAAGGGATACCCACATTATTTACAAAGAACTACTGATACCTATTTAGAGAGATTCGAATATTTAGCTAGTTTAGATAATCAAATTATTGTATATACTCATCCTGATTTTATTGAAAAAATTAAAACTATTAGAAAAGAAAAATTAGATAAAACAAAGATTTATGGTATAGACATCAATGATATTTTTAGTGAAAAATTAAAACAAATATCAAATATACAAAAAAATCAAAATTTTGTTAATTTAATTAATCCCTCACAAGTTAAAAATCCTGAGTATTGGAATGAACATTATGTCTTAATTAATTTTTTAAAGACATGGTTTGTTAATGATGCAATAAATAGGAATATTGTACAAAACGATGTTATTGCTTGGATTGATTTTGGATATTGCAGGGACAAAAACACTATAGGTAATCTTAATAAATGGTGTTATAATTTTAATGATGATAAAATTCATGTGTTTGATTATAGAGAATTCGATTCAAACAATATGAAAATACTAGATGTTATTTCAAATAATATTGTCCATATTTTAGGTGCTAAGATTGTGGCAAACAAAAAAATGTGGCCAGTAATGGCTGAATTAATGGACAAAAGTTATGATATGCTTATAGGCAATGGCCTTATTGACGATGATCAAACACTTATGTTGATGTCTACACTTATGGCCCCTCAGGTATTTGAAAAACATAGAATAAGTGAGGATAATCCATTTATAATTTTCAAAAATTTTAGTGAGGTATAATGAAAACTATTGTAACCGGCGGAGCAGGATTTATTGGCTCGCATTTAGTAGATAAGTTAATTTCAAAAGGGCATGAAGTTATTATCATTGATAATGAATCTGCAGAATCTAATGAAAAATTTTATTGGAACCATGCAGCAACAATGGTAAAAGAAGATATATGTGATTATTATCGTATTAGAAAATATTTCGATGGTGTGGATTATGTATTTCATCTAGCTGCTGAATCTAGAATTCAGCCTGCAATTATTAATCCTCTTCTTGCAGTAAAAACAAATGTTCTAGGTACAGCTACAATTCTTCAATGTTCTAGAGAAGCTAATGTGAAAAAGGTAATGTATTCTTCTACATCTTCAGCATATGGGCTAATAAGCACTATTCCATTAAAAGAAACATTCCATGAAGATTGTTTGAATCCATATTCTGTTTCTAAAGTATCGGGCGAAAAATTGTGTACAATGTATACAAATTTATTCGGGTTGAATACAATTATTTTTAGATATTTTAATGTATACGGAGATCGTGAACCAGTTAAAGGATCATATGCCCCAGTTGTCGGATTATTTCTTAGACAAGCAAAAAATAATCAACCTTTAACAATTGTATCTGATGGAAGTCAACGAAGAGACTTTACGCATGTATCTGACGTAGTTGAAGCTAATTACTTGGCTATGATTAAGGATGCAACTGACTTTTATGGTCAAGTGTTCAATGTTGGTACGGGTAAGAATCATTCGGTTAAGGAACTTGCAGACTTGATTTCTCTTAATCAAGTACACGTTGAACCTAGATTGGGTGAAGCATATATTACATTAGCTGACAATAACAAATTAAAAAATGTCTTTGGATGGGAACCGAAATTTTCGATTGAGGATTATATTAAATTACATAGGTGAAACTTTATGATAAATTATAAATTTAATGAAGATGCTTTAATACAAAATCTAAAAGAATATGTTGACAGTACATATGATCAACATTATGCTAAAAACAAAATACAAACTACAGAATTTGTAATAGATTGCGGTCACGGAGAAGGCTTTACCATGGGCAATGTTATTAAATATGCTCAGCGTTATGGTAAAAAGAATGGTAACAATAGACAAGATATTTTAAAGACGTTACACTATGCTTTAATTATGTTGTATGTGCATGATTTAAATTATGGAGAAAAAAATGCAAATTAGTAATGAAACAATTCAATTTTTGAAAAACTTCGCAACAATTAACAGTAATATTCTAATTAGAAAAGGTAGTACTCTTTCCACAATTAGTACTGCTAAAAACATCTTTGCCCGAGCAACTGTCACTGAGGATTTTCCTGTAGAAGTTGCAATTTATGATCTGAATTCTTTGTTAGCACTTCTGACTTTAATGGAGAATCAAAATATTGATTTTGGTGACAAGTCGTTGACTATTTCTAAAGACAATGGCAAATTTGAATATTTTTATTCTAATCTAAATGTGATTGTAGCAGCGCCTGACAAAAATATTGAGGTAGATGAATATTTTAAATTTGTTCTATCTTCAGAAGATGTTAATATGATTATGAAGGCTGCGGCAATTACAAGTGCACCTACAATTTCAGTATTGGGGTCTGATGGTAAAGTTATTCTTGTTGTTGGTGATAAAAAGAATGATACTGCTAACACATATCGTAAAATTATCGGAACATCTGAACATAATTTTGAATGCCATATGGCAGTTGAAAATTTCAAGGTAATTCCTGATGCTTATACTGTAACAGTATCTCAAAAGAAATTGTTCCATTTTAAAAACAATTCTAAGGCATTAGAATACTTTATTGCGATGGAGCCTGATTCTAACGTTTAATTAAAAATATACTATATTATGAAAAAAATGAATGAAGAATTCTTGTGGGTTGAAGCATATCGACCTGCAAGAATTGAAGATTGTATTTTACCCGTCGCACAAAAAGCTATTTTTACAGAAATGCTCGAGAAGGGGCAGATTCAAAATATGCTTTTGTGTGGCGGTGCGGGCATGGGCAAAACTACTGTTGCCCGAGCATTATGTGAAGAATTACAAACAGATTATATCATCATAAATGGATCAGAAGAATCTGGTATTGATGTACTCAGAACTAAAATTAAGCAATTTGCTTCAACTGTTTCTTTTAGTGGCAAACCAAAGGTTGTTATTTTAGATGAAGCTGATTATCTAAATCCGAATAGTACTCAGCCTGCCTTGAGGGCATTTATAGAAGAGTTTTCTTCCAATTGTAGATTTATTCTTACTTGTAATTTTAAGAATAGAATTATTCCGCCATTACATTCTAGGTGTGCAGTAATCGAATTCAAATTGCCAAAGAGCGAAAAGCCAAGAATTGCATCTGCATTTTTTAAACGAGTCAGTTCTATTCTTGAAAATGAATCAATTGAATATGATCCGAAGGTTGTAGTGAAGGTTATTGAGAAACACTTTCCGGATTATAGGAGAACTTTAAATGAATTGCAGAGATATTCAGTATCGGGTAAGATTGACGAAGGTATACTTGTCAATATGGCTGATGCTAATCTTACTGACCTCATTATTTCTTTAAAAGAAAAAGATTGGAAAAAGATGCGTACATGGGTTGTTAATAACCAAGATAGCGACCCAGCATCTTTGTTTAGAAAAATCTATGATTCCTTATTAGATCAAGTGGTACATGTACCACAATTGGTTTTATTGCTTGCAGATTATCAATATAAAAGTGCATTCTGCGCAGATCAGGAAATTAATTTGGTTGCATGCTTGACTGAAATCATGGCATCGGTAGAATTTAAATGAGTTTGTTTGGCGAAACTCCGGTCGAAAAAATTGAGGAATTGCCTTATAAACCTACGGGAATTACCCCTTTTGAATTTATTAATTCGATACATTATACTAAAGAAAATCTAATAGTTGATGAATTTACTGAAAAACAGTACAACCCCTTTATTATTAATAAGGGGCTATCTTATGGCAGTGATACTGTTATTCCGGCAAATGAAATGAATTCTAGACCACATTTAGATAAAAAACTACAATATTCGTTTCTTATAAATATTATTAGAGCCAAAAAAAGATTCAATAAATGGATTAAGGCCGAAGAAGTTGATGCGATAGATGTAATAAAAGAATACTATGGATATAGCACAGAAAAAGCCAAACAAGTTCTTTCTATTCTATCTGATCAACAAATTAATATTTTGAAAACAAGAATAGAAAAGGGTGGGAGAAATGGCCAATGACTTTTTTCAGATTGACTTCCCAGGATATGTTCCTTTAGAAGTCTCTTTAGCTGAACCTGACGACTTTTTAAAGATCAGGGAAACACTTACTAGAATCGGTGTTGCATCAAAAAAGGATAGAATATTATATCAATCTTGTCATATTTTACATAAACAAGGTAGATATTTTATAGTTCACTTCAAAGAATTATTCGCATTAGATGGAAAGCAAGCAGATCTGACAGATAATGATTTGCAACGCAGAAATACTATTGCAAAACTACTTGTTGATTGGGGATTAATCAAAGTAATAGATGCACACAAATTTGAAGATGCAGCACCACTATCACAAATAAAAGTTCTTTCCTTCAAAGAAAAGAATGATTGGGATTTACAAACAAAATATAATATTGGTAAGAAAAAGAGTAGATGGCAAGAATAAATTACTGTATACTATTATAAATATTATTGCCCCGGGATGGGACATCGGCACTAGGAACGATGTAAAATATTTAAGCTAGCGGGATAGGTAGAGCGGAAACTCCGAAAAGGTTTCACTGGATTTCGTAACCAGTTTAACCACTGCTATGCCTTAACAGGGTAGCTTTAATCTTGCTTAAAGGAGATTTATATGACAACATTTCATTTTCCACGTTCAGCATTTGTAGGTTTTGATCATTTATTTGATGAGTTAGAAAGACTAACCGTCAATGCTAAAGATACATATCCACCTCATAATATTGTTCATAAAGACGACCAGCATTTTGATATTGAAATTGCTGTAGCCGGATTTACTGAAGAAGATATTGCAATTGAAGTTAAGGATGGTATACTTAGTGTAATTGGCGAAAAATCTGATACTAGAACCTATGCACATAAAGGTATCTCTACCAGAAAATTTCAGAGAACCTTTAGGCTGTCGGAATATGTTCACATCACAGGAGCGAATCTTCAGAACGGCATACTTGTAATTTCATTAGAGTTAGTTGTTCCGGACGAAAAGCGTCCTCGCAAAATACCAATTGGACACAAAAGCGAGGTAATCACACATGACAAAAAGCAACTTCTTACTGAAAGTTCTAAGTAATTGGTTTAATTCTATAGCTGAAAGTAGATCAAGAAATGCTAAAAAACATATAGAATTCTATTATGGGAGAAACTTATGATAGAAAAAATTATAGAGTTTTTAAAAGTTCTAATTGATTCTAGAAAATCAGGTATAGAAGCCTATTTAGCGCAATCCACAGATATTGCAGATCTAGAAAATAGACAAAAATATCTACGTCATCTAGGTCATATGTAATATAAATATATGGGATGGGGAAACTCATCCCATATTTACACACATCACAAGGAGAAAAAATGTTTTACAACATAAAAAATCTAGTATCTGATACTATTCGTTTTCATAATTCATTCGTTGATCTAAAAGTAGAAGGATTTAAATCTTTCAACAAAGCATTTAATGAACTAACCTATAACTTCTATTTGCCGATTACAACTAAAATGCAAGAGCAAGTTGTAGATTTGGGCAGTATTATGAAAAATTTTGCAGATAAAATGAAAGTTTAAGGAGATATATCATGTCAAATAAAAACCCATTTGAAATCCGTCAAGAAGTTCTAGCTATGGCTAAAGATTATATGGATCAAGCCTGGCATATGAATTATGAATTTGCTCGTCAGATGTTTGAACAAAACAAAAAAACAGCTGAAGAAGTGCAACAAGCTCTAAAGCCATATTCCATTGAAGAATTGATGAAAAAGGCACAAGAACTTTATGCATTCGTCTGCAAAAAAGACTAAAATAGCATCATTTGGGACTCTTAAATCGGGTCCCAAATTATTTAAGATTAGTGTTATTGATGGTCAAATACTAATTATCTATTATAATAATGAAACAAACAATGTTATAATTAGATGTCTAGTTGACGAACATCAAGCATTTGAATTTCTAGAGGAGAGTTTATAATGGTATTGATTAGTAAAATTATTACGGGTGAAGAAGTTATCGGCGAAGTAACCGAAATTGGCGATTCATATAAAATTAAAAACCCATGTGCAATTGCATTTGTTCCTTCAAGGGATCAGCCAGGTCAGCAATCTTTGGGTCTTATTCCTTATGCAGCATATACAAAAACACATGCTGTAGTAATTAAAAAAGACCATGTAATTTGGCAAGAAGAACTAGCACCTGAGGTTTATAACCAATACAATGCAGTATTTGGATCAGGTATTCAAATTGTAGGCGGCAGTATTCCTCCTGTTAGGTAATATCATGAAGAAAAATTTGAATGGTCCAGTAATATACTTGGATCCGGTTACAATGACTCCTACCTGTTCACCCAATGATTGTAAAAATAAATTTACAAAAAAACATATTGAAACACGTGAATTAAACTTTGTTTGGGTGGGTGGACCTATTACTCATTTATACTATCAGTCGTTTTGTGAGGATTGTAATAAAAAAATGCAAACGACAAATGATAAAAAAATGACCAGTGAAAGTATTCGTAGAGCAAAACTAAATAAAGGCATCGATCCTTTATCACAAAATGCAACAGAATAATTCCGCTAAAGGTAAAAATAGTTTTGATATTACTACAGGGAACGTTTTAATTAATTTCTTTAATAGAAATAATACACCTTACCCCACAGAAGTTAGTAGTCCTAAATTTGAACTAGTTCCTGTAACCAATCAAAAAGATATCATGCTAAATGTTGCCCGCATGTACGCGCAACAAGAATATGATAGAATAATGGAAATGGTTAATGTTCTTCAAAACCAAGCTAAGGATATAAAAAGAAGACTAGATCTTACTGATGCAATACATTCAGCTAAGTATTCTTTTCAATTATATCATGGTGCTTGCTATTGGCTTTTTTATGATAAAAAAGAAAATCGTACGGGTTTAAGCATACTTGGCCCAAATGATTGGTCTACAGGAATTCCAGAAAATTATGAATATTTATCCAAAGTAAAATGGTTGGGCGATTATACTTGGGTAGAAGTAACTGAGGATACTTAATGAGATTTTATACTAGTGTTAACCAATACGGAAATCGTATTTTGGTTAGAGGCATAAATGGTGAAAAACAGGTACAGGAAAAAATTGAGTTTAAACCTAGCTTATTCGTAAAATCAAATAAAAATACAAAGTATAAATCTTTGTATGGTGATAATCTTGAACAGTTACAATTTTCTAGTATAAATGAAGCGAAAGATTATGTATCCAAGTATAAGGAAGTGCATAATTTTCCAATATTCGGAAATACAAATTATGCATATCAATATATAACAGAAACTTTCCCTGACGATATTGATTTTGATATTTCCAAATTAAAAATCTATACAATTGATATTGAAACTACATCTGAAAATGGATTTCCGGATGTAAATAATCCAATCGAAAAAGTTATACTGATAACTATTCAAGACAATATATCTAAAAAGATAACTACTTTCGGCATTCAAGATTACAAAAATAAAGATGATTCTTATCATTTTTGTGAAAATGAAAGTACATTGCTTGCTAAATTTTTGCAATTTATCGAACAGGATTATCCACATATCATAACAGGTTGGAATATTGAATTTTTTGATATTCCGTATCTATGCTCGCGGACAACGAAAATCTTGGGCGAAGATAGTCTAAATTTATTCTCTCCGTGGAGAGTTGTAAAATCTAAAACATTTGATAGAGCAGGTAAGACAGAATTAACATATGATATTATGGGCATTGCTATTCTCGATTATCTTGATCTGTATAAGAAATTTACATACAACGCACAAGAAAGCTATAAATTAGATCATATTGCTAAAGTTGAACTAGGTGTAGGTAAAAACGAAAATCCATATGACACATTCAAGGACTTTTATACCAAGGCATGGGATAAGTTTGTAGAATATAATATCGTTGACGTGCAACGAGTAGATCAACTTGAAGATAAAATGCGGTTGATTGAATTGATATTGACTATGGCATATGATGCTAAATGTAATTATGTTGATATTTTTTCTGCAGTAAGAACCTGGGATTGTTTATTGTACAATCATCTATGGAAACAAAATATTGTAGTACACCAAAGAGAAAATAAACAAGGTAGGCAAATTGTAGGTGCTTATGTAAAAGAACCTATTCCGGGCAAATACAATTGGGTAGTTTCTTTTGATGCGACAAGCCTATATCCTAGTATTATTATGCAGTATAATATGTCGCCAGAAACAATTGTGTCTAACTATATCAATCACTTTGATATTAAAATATCTGATCTACTAGATGGCAAAGTGGATACTTCTGATTTAGAAGAAAAAGATTATTGTATGGCGGCAAATGGAAGATGCTATACCAGAGATAAACAAGGACTTTTTCCGAATATTACAGCTAAACTATTTGCAGATAGGCAAAAATATAAAAAATTAATGCTTACTTCTCAGACCAAATATGAAGAAACTAAGGATGCAATTTATCTTAAAGATGTGTCTAAGTATAACAATCGACAAATGGCATATAAGATTCTATTAAATTCTCTCTTCGGCGCTTGGGGAAATGAATTTTTTAGATTCTATAATTCAGATATTGCTGAGGGTATTACATTGACTGGGCAGTATGTAATACAAAGAATAGGTAAAACATTAAACGATTATCTTAATAAAATCTGTGGGACAGAAAATTATTACTATTCGTTTTATTCTGACACAGATTCTTGTTATGTCACATTTGATCCTTTGGTTGAAAAATTCTATAAAAATATGCCA